CCAATGGATTAGAAGACACCCTTAATAGTCAATGGTCTAGGGCCGATGAAGGGGAACAAAAAGCATTAAGAAAACTAAACAGTAAACCAAAAATTAAACCCTATAAATTTTTATTCTACAACAATCATCCTAAAATAAACAGAGTTTATTTTGTAGGACAAATAATCAGACGAGATTTGCATCCACATGGACTAATGTCGTTGAACCTTAAAGAAGAAGATTGGAGTGGTTCTGTTGAACAGTTTGCTGATCCTAATAATCCTTTTACCCAGACCCATTATCCTGAAACGGGACAAGAAATTTTTCAAGCATTAGTTAACAATAAAGACTTAACTTTAAGTTTAAAAGGTCTAGGAAGCAGAGATTACCAAGGTGATACTGCTCAGAATTTTGATTTAAATAATTTTTTTATGGACCAAGATCAATGGATATCTTTAGGTGAAGATACTATAGATCATGTTAGTAAATGTTATTTTGCTATTATTACGGAAACGAAATACTTGCAAGATATAACTAATAAAACTCACCCTGAAATATATGATAAGGATTATAAATTTAGTGAGTTAGAGTATGAATTTCCAATCAATATAGATACTAACTTTATAGACTGTATTACATTTACCGAAAAAACATATAAATTTATCTTAGCAAAAGTTCCTTTTGTTTTGTGTGGTATGCCCGGTTCTTTAGCAGTGTTAAGAGAAACAGGATATAAGACCTTTTCGCCATGGATTAATGAAGCATATGACTTGATCGAAAATGACGAAGATAGAGCAGTTGCAATTGCTGAAGAAATCGAAAGGTTATGTAGTCAGACTGATGAATGGTGGTTAGAAGCCCAAAAAGAACTTCTTCCTAGACTAGAACACAACTTTAATTATCTTATTGCCCAGAACGGAAGATGTTCGCAAAGTTTCCGATTTATGATCGGCGATCACAACGCAGATTAATTTACCCATTTTACCCATAAAGGCTTGCAATATGCGTATATTTTGCGTATAATAGTATATTATTAAATGATAAATAAGAGACTCGTATGAAATATGCCCTTATAGACACAGCAAACACGTTCTTTCGTGCCCGTCATGTCGCAAGTCGTAACTCAAATACTTGGGAAAAGATAGGCATGGCACTGCATCTACAGTTAGCATCTGCCAATCAGGCTGTGCGTAGATTCGGTATCGATCATGTCGTATTCTGTTTAGAGGGTCGTTCATGGCGTAAAGAGTTTTACACACCTTACAAAGCAAATCGTAAGGTTGCGGCTCAGTCATTAACTGAAGCAGAGCAAGAAGAAAATGAAATGTTCTGGGAGACTTATGAAACATTTACAACGTATCTCAAAGACAAGACTAACTGTAGTGTCTTACGAGATCCCAATGCTGAGGCTGACGATTTGATTGCTCGTTTCATTGCATTACATCCTGATGATGAGCATGTCATTATATCTAGTGACTCAGATTATGTTCAACTTATCGCAGAGAATGTACATCAGTACAACGGTGTGTCAAATCAGTTTATCTGTTTAGATGGTTACTTTGATGACAAGGATCGTCCAATCAAAGACAAGAAGACAGGTGAACCCAAGTTACTTGAAGACCCTGCTTATCTACTCTTTGAAAAATGTATGCGTGGTGACACTACTGACAATGTGTTTAGTGCATATCCAGGTGTACGTAAGAAGGGTACTAAAAACAAAACAGGTTTGCTAGAAGCATATGCAGATAAAGACAAGGGCGGATTCAACTGGAATAACATCATGTTGCAACGTTGGACTGATCATAATGATGTAGAACACAGAGTGCGTGATGATTATGAACGTAATCGTGTTTTGATTGACTTGACAGCACAACCCGAGGCTATCAGAAATCAAGTTGATACTAATATCAAAAATGGCGTAAGTGAAAAGAAAGAAGTCCCTCAAGTAGGTGTACACTTTATGCGTTTTTGTGGTAAGTATGAACTTAACAGAATCAGTGATCAAGCAGATAGTTATTCTAAATGGTTGAACTCACCATATTCAGGGAAACTAGTAGATGGTTAAAACTGAAAGCAAAATTTACGTTTACGAACTTAATGGAGAAAAGATGATATTAGATGTAGAATTGACTGCAAAGCCCATCAAAGATGATGAGTTTTGGATTTTAAAAGACGGCGAAAGAAAAGTCGGTAATGTTTGTGCAAACAATGTAGGAACATTTAACGTTACTTTACAAGACGAAGTATTTGAATTTGAGTCTATCAAAAAGATTCAAAAAAATACTAAAATTAAGTTTGTAGCACCCAAAGAATCGAAGGCAAATGTAGATACTCCGTACCCGGAATTTCCTACAACTGCTAGGACATATAATTCTGTTTATGATGTCAAACGCGGTCTTCATGTTTTTACTAAGACTAAAAAATCAAAATGCTTTCATGCCGCAGGCTACTTTGTAGTGCAACATAACGGAATCGACCAAGTTATATTTTGCCCAAAATACATCTTTATTCAAAGATATCCTTATCAAGGTCCTTTTAAAACAAGGGAAGAAGCAAAAAATCTGATAAATATATAAGCATATTATGTTACACATAAAAGATTTTGTGAACAAAGTATCATTAGGAGAGAGCAAGAGAAGTACAACTGTTGTTCTCCCAATTGATCAAGCCAGAGGTTTGCGAGACGATTTAGTTATGTTGTTAGCAGAATTGAATGAGTTGAAAAAGGAAAAAGATAATGAAGAAACAATTGATGTACAAGTTAAAGGCGGCTCGTTCAAGTGAGTAGAAATCAGCCACATGTAATTTTAGAGTATGTTGATAAAGACACATACAAGTGTGACCAAATCATTGAGGCGTCCGGTATTTGGGCTGTCTACTATGATGATCAACCTATCAATCTAAAATCATCACATTATCTAAACGGCGATGCGGCTCCAAAGTACAAAAAAACTAGTTTCTCTAATCCAGGACATGCTAGAAATCTGTGTAGAAAATTAAATGCACAATTTAAAACTGACAAGTTTACTGTCGTATTCCTAAACTCAGGACGCACAGTTTACCCGGATGAAATTTCCTAGAAGCAAAGAAAAAATCACAGAAGCAATACTAAAGGAGATACCCGAAGGTATTATACCTCCCAATATGCCTTTAGGCGATGTCATATTCAAAATGTGGCTGACAGGTCGAGGCGGACAAGGTCTAAGACTCAGTGAAGAAGGGCTCAGATTATTCAAATTAGCAAAACTTGAACATTATGATTTTGAGTTAGGACTTGACCCTAAAGGAATGCACAAGAGAAGAATTGTTGCTCCAGAGGCATTTATCCAAGAAATTATAAAAAAGATTAAATGTCCATATTACCTCGGCGTACATAAACTAAGGGGCAAGAAAGGACAACCTTTTATCAGGGTTTACGAACACAAAACTGCTATGATGATTACATTACATGGCAACTTAAAAGAATATTTAGACTCTAAAGTATGACACTCTATGACACTTTAGAAGGTAACTAAAATTATCTGTACCCCATATTGCTTCCGCGGTATGACACTTTATGACACTTGCTACGAAAAGTAGCATTATCGAACATTAGGTATAAATAGAATTGTAGGAGGGTCCTACATAGTAGCATTTTTTACACATTTGAAAAAACCGTTTTTAGATGTTAGAAAAAACTACTCCTTTGCATTACACACACGGAGACGACATTGAAGAAATTCTTTTGCACAACGCAACACTGGATGCCCAGAGGCGAAGTAGTAGGAGAAGTCATGTTATTTATAACAACGACTTGGATTATGATTCACTCAATTGGGCAAATTAGCATTTAAAAATCTAATATCAGTTCCTCAAAGAAAGACTTAAAAAACAAAAATGCCCATTTCGCAAGATTTGGGCATTTTTCTATTGACTTTGGTCACCATTTTATGTATACTGTATAAACACTTGACACATATAGGTACACAGAATGACATTTTATAGACATATTACTATCGTCCCTTTACTAGCAATCATCACTGCATGTGGTGGCGGTGGAGGTGGAGGAGACACTGCAG